CAGGTAGAAGAAAACGCCAATGCAGAATTTAAGCGCGTTGCTTTTAAAAGTATTCTTCAATTTGCCGTTAATAAGCCCTTTATAACCGCTAATGATGTCTGGGCATCGTTGGACCTATTAGGAATAACAACGCATGACAACCGCGCACTTGGGCCTATTTTTAAGAAAGCCGCAAAAGATGGATTAATTGAAAAGACCAACACAACAACTAAAAGCAACCGCTGTTCTCGTCATGCGGGTGATGTGCGCGTTTGGAAAAGTCTTGTGTTCTAACTTGCTATGAGTTCGGAATAGATAGCGCTTGCTATTGACAAAGA